TATGGAATGAAAAATATTTATAATGAAAAATTAAAAATTAATATTCCTAATAGTAATGATAATTTTGCTCTTTTATCATCAGTAGCTATCTATAATAAACCTTTTCCTGTAAAACTTCGTAATGAAATTATTAAGATTTTCAATGAAAGACCAGAGAATATTTATGGAGAAAAAATTAGATTTTTATTATTAGACCAAGGTTTTAAAGAAGGCATTGATTGTTTTGATGTTAAATATGTTCATATCTTTGATGATTTAATTTCTCCCGCCGATCAAAAACAGGTGATTGGAAGAGGAACGAGATTTTGCGGACAAAAAGGATTGGAATTTAATCCAGAAGTTGGTTGGCCATTACATGTATTTAAATATAAATTAAATCTTAATGATAATTTTGAAGAAAAAGATGCCTTTATGTTATTTATAAAAGAAGAAAAGATAGATATTAAGAAACTATTTTTTGCCGCCGAATTAGAAAATATATGTCGTTTTGGTGCGGTTGATTATGAGATTAATAAGGCTATTCACGAATTTGGAAATGATAAAGAAGATAATTTAGATAAATTGGATATTTTTGAAAGATTTAGAAATTTTGAAATAAAAGACATGTATAATTCATTAGATAATAAGGGAGATAATGATTTCGCTTTAATGAAGAAGGCTTATAAGAAATTTGGTGGTATTGGTGGTATTATTAAGAAGAATAAGAGACGTTTTATAGATATTAATAAGGTTAAATCAATTGGTAGAGATTTGAAGAAAAAATTAGATTTCGTAGAAATGAGGAAATATATTAGAAGATATTTTAAGGATTTAAAATGGAAAGACCTTGAATTTAAAAATGGTTGTGTTAGTAATGGTGAAATTGTTAAAAGTCGTTTTGCTACTCTTAATAATAGTCAAAATTTTGTAAGTGAATATTTTAGAAGTTCAAGTATTTATAAAGGTATCTTATTTTGGCATTCCGTTGGAACTGGTAAAACTTGTTCGGCCATTGCTACTGCTTCTAAATCATTTGAGAAAGACGGATATACGATTTTATGGGTAACGAGACATACCTTAAAACCTGATATTTGGAAAAATATGTATAGTCTTATTTGTTCTTCAACAATTAAGGAAAAAATAGAAAATGGTGTTAATATTCCTGAGAATATGAATGGTAATTATTTGAAATATCTTGATAATCGTTGGGTTATGCCTGTTTCCTATAAACAATTTTCAAATCTCGTTGCTGGTAAAAATGAGTTTTATAAGGAATTAGTTAGAAGAAATGGTAAAACAGACCCTCTTAAAAAAACATTAATTATTATTGATGAAGCTCATAAATTATTCGCAGAAGATACACCGGTAGCCGAAAAAGCTGATATAAAATTATTAAAATCTGCTATTTACAAATCCTATAATCTTTCAAATGAAGATAGTTGTAGATTATTATTAATGACCGCTACGCCTTATACAAATGACCCAATACAATTATTTAAATTATTAAATCTTTTAAGAACTGATGATTATTTTCCCGAAGATTTTGAAGAATTTAAACAAATTTATTTAGATGATGATTATAAATTTAAGAAAGGAAATGGAGAACATAAACAATTTTTAGATAAAATTACTGGCTATATTTCATATCTTAATCGTGAGAAAGATGCTCGACAATTCGCATATCCTGTCATATATAATGAAGAAGTTCCAATGAGTGCTTCAAATAATCAATTGATTTTTGATGTTTATAAAAAATTCATGGAAGATATAGATAAATATATTGATATTAATATTGATAAAGCCAAAGAATTATTAGCAGAACTCAAAGAACAAATAAAAGAAGATAAGAAGAATTCTAAGAAAACGAATGAAGATATATCACAAGAAGACGCATTATTAGAATGTATTAATGGTAAAGTTAAGAAAGATGATAATCCTATAAAAGAAGCGAGTGAATATGCGAAAGGAATGGTTAAAATTCTCAAAGAAAAGGAGAAGGAATTAAAAGAATTGAAAAAGAAGAAAGCTGATGGTGATTTTAAAATTATTGATAAGACAGAAGATTTCATTGAATTTGAATTATTTTATCAAATTGAGGAAATTATAGCTAAATTTGATAATGGCGAGGATATTGATATGATTGGTATTAGAGTTAAAGCAAGTGAATTTGAAAAATTTGAAGAATTAGGGGAAGGTATTATTGATAATGGTTTAGAAGATGGAATATTAATTAAGAATAATAAAAAGGAATGTATTTTAGAAGCTGGTAATATTAGATTTGAGATTACTCATAAAAAAGTTAAGAAAGATGTTATATATATCTTATCACCTACGCCTAAAATCGTAAGTGTTAAAAAATCACCTTCTTTTATTGAAGTTGATATATTAAAAGAAATTAAAGAGATTATTAAGAAACATGAAAAAGGCGAAAAGATTGATAAGATAAAAATTAAGAAATCGATTGAAACTCTTGAAAATTTTGAAGAAATTGGAAAAAATATTGTTGAAGAAAATTATGATTTATCAAATTTAATTAAAAATACTAAAACGGAATGTATATTACAAATTGATAATATTAAATTTGTAATTACTTATGAAAAAGATAAGAAATCTGTTATATATATAATTACACCTACACCTATAATTGTTAAAGAAGTTACGAAAGATTTTAGAATTATTGATGGTTATCCTAAATTTGATATAGAAGACGATATAAATTTAAATATTAATTATATAAATAAAAAAATAGGTATTAAAAAAGATATTAGTAGATTTTATGATTTTAATAAATTAGGTGATAAACTTGTTATTACAATTAAAGATGTTATATTATCTAAAAATACGAATAAAGAATGTGTAATTTATTATAATGGTAATAAATATATAATTACTTATGAAAAAGATAAAACATCTGTTATATATATTATTACGCCTTTTATAACTAAAAGAGATAATATGATTGTTCCATTAGACCATTCTTTAAATAAAAAACAAGTTGAAAGATATATAAATGCTTGTGATTTAGAAACAAGACCAATTTTAAGAAAAATATTTGATAATACTTCTCATATATCATATGAAGATTTTATTCAACAATTAAATAAGAATTTAAAAAAATTAGCAACTTTAACAAAAGAATTATTTATCTATATGTCATCAAGTTTTACAGATAAATCAAATTATTGGATTTATTTATATATTCGTGATTATTTTGAGAAAATTTATCCATCGCATAATATAGAATTAATTCAAAATTTGAAATATAATAAGAATGGTGATTTTATTATATTAGTTGATGATTGTATATACAGTGGTTCTCAAATGGGAGAACAATTTGAAGAAATGATTAATCCAAATAATCTACAATTAAATTTTTATCTATTATGTCCTTATATTACTAAAAAAGGTTTAGATTTTGTTAAAAAATCTTTTAATGATAATAATTTTCTTATTGATAATAAATGTCAATTAATTGATAATAATAATTTTATATATCCAACTTTAATTGATGATGTTTTAACTAATGAAGATTTTGAAATTTTAAATAAATATTTAAAAGATGTTAAAGGAACCTTTTTAATTTATTTCGACCATAAATTAGCTGACCCTTATTCTACTATTACTCATATATATAGCGGGTTTGTTCTTAATAAAAAGAATTCTTTAATTATTAAGGAACGACGGAAATTAATTGAAGGTGATTATATACCTGTTATTAATAATTGTGAAAAAACTAAAAATACAGATGTATGGAAACCTGCTTGTCCATTCACACCTTATAAGAAAACATTCAAAGATTTTATTAAAGAATTTAATGATAAAAATAAATTTAAATCATCGCCATTAAAATCTAAGAAAAAAAGAATATTAAATAAATCTATATAAATTATTAGATGTCTTTAACAGCACTTTCACAAGCATTTATAGTAGATCAAAATAATTATAATGTTGGTTTAGGAACTCCATTTATACCAAATGTTCGTTTAACAGTTAATAATGGTTCTCCTTCTACTACTTTTAAAACTTTAATTGTTAAAAGTAATACTGGTCATCATTTAACAGTAGGCACATATGAAAATGGAAATGATAATAATCCATATATAGCATCTATTGACCGGATAACCGATAATTTTAGAGATTTATATTTGAATAATTTGGGAAATAATGTATCAAATCAAATTGGTAATGTAGTAATTGCTGGAAAAACTACTATTGGAAATAATTCAAATACAATTGAAAATAATTATATATTAGATGTTTTTTCTAAAAATAGTAATAATATAGCACTTTTCAGGAATTCTAATTTAGAATTGAGATTTTCAGCAAATTCTAATATTAATATTACTACTAATAATAATAAACTTAATGTGAATTCGCGAACTTTTTTTAGTGATTTTATTTCTATTAATTCTAATGATTTTGTTCCAAATTCCAATGAAAAATTAGTAGTTAATGGAATATCCATTTTTAATAGTAATGTTATTATCAATGGTAGAATTGGTGGTAGTTTTATTTTAGATTCTGACACAAATTTTAGTGAAAGAAATAAATTACCAGCTTCTTTTTTAAATGTTAAATCTAATTCTGGTTTAGCTTCTAATGCTTTAAATCAAATTTATGTGAATATTGATACTACGAGTGGTTTAGTATTAAATAATAATGTCATTGGACTTAATCCAATTTTTCCAAATATTCAAACATATGGTAAAATAGTCATCGGTGATATTACAACTGATGCTAATAATTATTCTTTTTATACTAATAGCAATAGCAAATTCAATAAAAATGTTATTATTGGTAGTAATCCTACATCTACTTCTATAAATTTAAATGATTATATATTAAATATTAATGGAAATTTGGGAATTACAGGCAATATCTTTAATGCTTCTGACAGTAATTTAAAAACAAATGTTTCAACTTATCCTAATGCCTTAGATAAGATAATGAAATGTAGAGGCGTTTTATATGAATATAAGGAAAATTATAAGAAAAATATTGGAGTTATAGCACAAGAGATTGAAGAAATTATTCCCGAAATCGTTGAAACTACTTCGAGTGGTTATAAAAATGTTAATTATTTAGGTTTTATAGGAGTTATTATAGAAGCAATTAAAGATTTAAATAATAAAATAGACCTTCTTATTTAAAAACATATATATAATTTTTAAGTAGGATTAAATATGAATAGTTATACTAATAACATAAAACAATTATATATTGAAAATATTGCCGTTGGTTTAGCAAATGTCAGCAATTTATATGAATTGGACATGTCATTAAACGAATATCTCGTGGTCGGTCAAAGGAATAATGCTAATTTAAATTCTAATACATTAGATACCGAATATAACTTCCTTATTAATAATAATGGTGTCGGTATTAATGCTACGAGAAGAGAAATGTTAAATACTAATGCTGGTCTTTATGTTAATAATAATATTATTTGTAAAGGAACTATTACAGCAAATGCCGTAAAATTTCAAAATCTAACACTCGACTCAAATTTAACTACGCAGAAATTAAATGAATTAATTACAAAAGTTAATTCTAATCTACTTTTTTATGAAGGATATTCTTATAATGATAGTAAGAATGTTTATACGCCATCTTATTTAACTATCGGCAATTATGCTTCCACATTTTCAAACGCACATCCTCTAAAAATAGTTGATAGTCCCAATGGTAAAGCTGAAAATATTCAATTAGGTATTTATAATAATATTAATAATAATGATGAACCCGCTAGAATAGCCATTGGAATGATGGGATTTAATGAATATACACCGGCAAATATAGCAACTACCGAAGGGATGGGATTAGAATTTCATATATCAAAATCCACACAAAAATTAGAGGAATTATATTCGAATGGTCTAGGAATTCCTGAACATTCGAATGTTAATAATTATCCACAGATGTCTATTGATACTACTGGATGTATTAATATTAATAGGGAAAAATGTCCGCATCAAATTATTCATAGTAATCAGGAAAGAATTCCGCGTTTTTATGTGAATGGCTATGCTATTATTAGTAATATTTTTACATATGATTATTATCAAAAAACAAATCTTCATTTAGATGATATTTACATTAGGAAAAATGGATTAACCCTTAATGCTAATCAAATAAAAGGCGGTAATTTTATTAAAGATGTTTTCACATTTAATTCTAATCTTAATATTGGTAGCAATTTAAATAATTCTTATAAATTGAATGTTTATGGTTCTGGCGAATTCTCTCAAAAAATTACGAGTGAAAGTTTAAAAACTTGTGAAACTACGATTAATGGTGTCGCAGAATTTAATAAAACAACATTCTTTAATAATAATGTAATTTTTAATGATGACTTAACTATTAATAAAAGTATTAATGTTAGTAATGATTTATTTATAGATGGTTATAGAGTTAATACATCTAATATTAATTATGCTACTAATGGTCTTAATTTTGATTATGGTTGTAATCTTGCGATAAGTGGAAGATTTGGAACAGGTATTCTTAATACTGATACCTATGACAATCAATTTAATATCATTAAAAGACGTCAGGAACGATTTGAATTAAGTTTGGAAGATAAATCGGCATTAACGAGTGATAATAGTAAGGTTTATATAGGTCATACGAAATTAAATGATTTATATGGAAATATTGATAATAGTTTAGTATTTTTAACACAGAAAAATATTAAATGGCATAACATTTATTTTTATTCAGGTAAAGATAAAGATGGTTGTGATGGTTTTAAATATCTCGTTCCTAATCTGGCGATTATGGAAAATAATAGAATTGGTATTAATACAAATGTTCCTATGAGAACGCTTGATTTAATCGGCGATTTTGTCGCCAATGATTATTATATTCGTAAGAATAATATTGAATATTCCGTTAATATCATCTATATTAATTCTCTAAAATCTTCTATATTGAATGTTAATAATCTTGATATTAATCTTGTTGAAAATAAGGAATATTTAAATAAGAAAACGTTGAATATTATAGGAGGGATTAATTCTTATGATGGATATTTTGAAAATAATTTGAAAATTACTAATTTTAAAAATTATGGAAATATTTCTTCCGTTTATAATAATATTGGAATTGGTATTAGTAATACTAATAATAATTATAATATTCCTTTACAAGTTAGAAATTTCACTTCTAATATCAATAATAATTCTATTGTTCGTATTTATAGAGGTATTAGAGGTGGTGGTTTTAATAATAATGCCTTCTATTCTGGAATAGATTTTTGTGATTATGATATGCCTATAAAAACTCAAAATAGAAATAATTATAAATGGTTTATTTATAAAAATCATAAAAATGAAGAAAATAATGTAGGAACTCTTCAAATAGGTTATACTGATAATACTTATAATCCTACGCACAGCGCTATTAATTTCTTTTATAATCCAGTTTTTAAGAAATATTTTATAGATATTAATAATCCCAATGTTAATTATAATTATGATTATAATAATGCCGTTTCTATTAAAGGTAATGTAGAAATCGAAGGAAATCTCAATCTTAAAGGAAATTCTTCTTATATGATTAATGGAGTTATTGTCGGTAATTTCTCTAATAAAGATGTTCAATCTAATATCTTAAATAATACAAATACTACTAATTATACAACTTCCACTAATGATTTATCTTTGATAGGTAATAAAATTGGAATATTTCCTAATAAGACAACGGTTATCGCATATAAAGATGAGTGGATTTTCAATAAACTCAATACCATCCAAGAAGATTTTAGTTTTAAAACTCCATTATTTATTTATAATAATAATGATTATTATGATGATATTTTTCCACCTGTTATAACCAAGTTCTATAATAAATCTTTTAAGAATTTTCATACAAGACCTGATATAGCTATTATAGAATTAGGTATTATCAGTGATATTAATGATATTGGAAATATTACTAATAATATTCAATTTAAATTGAAAGGAGATAATGGATTAACTATTTTCGAAATTAGTCCAAATAATAATTATCCTTTCATAACTTGTCTCAATTATAATAATAAAAATCAAATAAATTTTGGAAAAGCCGATTTTTATACGAGTAATAATATTACTTATGATAATAGTTGTATTAATGTTATTGATGATTTTGATTATCTTTTAAATTTAACTAATAATTCTAAACCAGTTAGACTTGGTTTTAATAATGAGATGAATAATTGGAAAATGGAAATTAATAATGACTTCATCTTTAATTATAATAATAAGGATTTATTGAAATTAAATGAAGTTAATATAGATGTTCCATCTGTTAAAATTAAATCTACTAAAAATAATCCTTCTATTGAATGTTTGAATAATTATGAAACTACTAATTTTGATGATAATTCTTTTGTAATTGATAGTTATATTAAAACCCCTTTTAATAATTTAATCGTTCATTCTAATAAATATCATTTTGATTATTATGATGATAATTTTGATAATAATATTAGTGGATTTACATATGAATTTAATTCTAATGAATATCCTTTAAAAGATGTGAATGATAAAAATATTTATAATTATCATATTAATAATTGTAATTTTATTTATAATAGTAATCTCTTAATTGACTTCTCTATTCATCTTAATAATATTGAATTAGATTATAGATATTTGGAAAATATTCCAGTTTATGTCGATAGCAATTCTATTGAATTAATTCCATCTTTAAGAACGTATAATCCTAATTTACAAGCTAAGATTACTAATTTTAATATTATTCCAGTTGATTATAATATAGATGGTGTTAATTTAACACTTAATTATAAAACTCCTCTAACATTAAATGATGAACTTTTAATATCAAGTAAGATTACATATAGTAATTTTGCTTCTAATTATGAAAATAATTTTTATAGTAATGTTAATCTTTTAACTTTTTTGAATGTTAAAGATAAACCATCAAATGATTATAAAATTAAAACTATTACTAATGATTTTCTCGTAAATATTGATAATAATAATTATAATTATAACGTCGTTAATAGTATTTATTATTACCCCGTTCCCAATATTAATATTACAGATATTCAATTAGATTTCATCTATAATTATAATTTTAGAAATGAAATTAATATTCCATCTAATTTCTTTAATACTTATATTAATGCTTGTTCTATTGAAGGATTAGATGAAAAATCTGTGATTATTAATAATAGTAATTCATTTTTAAAAGATATTGTGGAAAGTGATGTTTTACATAATTATACTGATGCTCGTTTTTTTAAGAAATTTACTAAACTTACTTCTAATATTGTAAAGAAGGTATATCCAATTGAAATTAATAATATGGATATTACTACATTAGAATTAACTTTTACTAAAAATGATTATTATGAAGTTTATGATTTCGAGGAAAATAATCCCGATTTTTATTTACCTATTACAATTAATCAATTTCAACCCCATTTAATCCTTAAAAATATGATTAATTATCAAATTACCTCTCAACATAAAATATTTAGTTTTAATGATAATTATGAAATTCATTTAGATAATAAACGTCTCATATCCATCGATAGTAATGGTTCCTTAAATACCATGGGAAATATGGATATGAAGGATGTTATATTCAATGGTGATATTTATCATAAAAAAGATGGTATTTTAACTTCTATTACAAGCAATTTAACGCATCTTATAGGAAATAATTTTTATATCCAGAAAGATAATATATCATTAAATAGTTCTAATATCTTCCTAAATCCATCTATTATTAATAATGGAGGCGTTATAATTAATGGTAGTGATATACATACAAATAATAATTTATTTGAAATTAATAATTATAATGGTAATGATAATTTTATAACTTTGAAATCGGTGGATAATTCCGGATTTATTAATTTCTGGGGAACAGATGATATATATAAAATAGGTGTTGATAATGGTAATTTCGGTATTTGGCGTGGTAATAATATAGATAATGTTGATAATCTCATTATCATGGATAAAAATAATGATATTAATATTAATGGTAATATCAAAACAACTAATGATTTTTCTATTAATGATATTACTACTTATATAAATAATGATGATTATAAATTGAGGGTTTATGGAAATATGAAAGTTGATGGCGTGGTCATGTCATCGTCTGATCGTCGGTTAAAAACGAATATTAATAAAATTGAAAATGCTATGAATAAAATTGAGAAATTATCTGGTGTTTTCTTTAATAAAATAGGAGATGATAAGAGACAAATTGGATTAATAGCACAAGATGTTAAGGAAGTTGTAGAAGAAGCAGTTTATAAGGATGAAAATGGATTTTTAAATATTGCTTATGGAAATTTGATGGGATTAATTATAGAAGGTATGAAAGAATTGAGAAACGAAATTAAAAATCTTAAATAAATAGAAATGTCATTAATTACAATCTTTTTAATTGTCTCAGGCGTAATTATCCTTCTATATATCTTAAATAATTATATGATTAATGAATGTTTTGATAATATTAATCCAGAAAATATTAGAAAAAATGCTTATAAACAAATTGAAATTATTAAGGACAATTATCAAACGTTAAAAGAATTATATAAGAAAGATAAGGAATATATTAGTTAAATATTTGAAGCTAAACGACTTATTAAAAATGCTATTAATAATATTGATATTCTCTTAATGAATTCATATGATAGATATAAATTAAGTGATTTATATAATAATGAATTAATTCCTATTTTAGATAAACCAAAAGATTTAACGTTTTTTGATATTATTGAAAAGATGAAAACTATTATTGATGGTA